GTTCTACATGGCCCACTCCGACAGCCTGCGCGTCCAATTCCAGCAGGCAGTAGAATCCATCGGCCTCAGATGGCGGCAGACCCTCATCTGGGTCAAGGACCAGTTCACGCTCGGCCACTCCGACTACCAGCAGCAGACCGAACCGATAGCCGCCGGCACCATGCCCGACGAACCGCTCACCGAATACGAACCCATCGGCTACGGATTCACGCGGGGGGGGGCTGGGCGCCTCGGCCGAGGAAGCGCGAACTGGCGCGGCGACAACAAACAATCGACCGTCCTGCAATTCCCCAAGCCCAAAGCCAACAGGGAGCATCCGACGATGAAACCCGTTGAACTCATCCAAAGCATGCTCAGGAACAGCTGCAGACCCGGCGGCATCGTCTATGACCCGTTCGCCGGCAGCGGCTCCACGCTCATCGCCGCCCACGGGCTGCGCATGAAAGCGCTCGTCGTCGAACTCGACCCGAAATACGCCGACGTGATCTGCCGGCGCTTCCAGGAATACACCGGCATCATGCCGGAACTCGACGGCAAACCCCACGACTTCACCAAGGACAACTGAAGGGAGGTAAGGAACCTTGACCGCCGAATCCGACGCCAAGGCCCTCAACCTGTTCCTCGCCGCCACACCCATCGGCCAGATCAAAACCACGATGGGCTACCGGTCGACCACAAGCGCGATGGCGGCAATCACCCGCGCCCTCAAAAGCGCGCGATCCGGAAAGAACCCGGACACCGCGCGCAGCATCGAGATCGAACGCCTCGACAGCATCTACAGGCAGATCTACCCGCTCGCCCTGCAACAGGATGCTAAGGCCATCGACCAATGCCTCAAGATTGGCGAACAACGCCTGCGGCTCATGGATGCGCCGACCAAGGCGCAGAAGGGCCTGCTCAAAGCATATGAGGACACCGTCAAAGCGCTCGATGACCGGCTGAAGCCCGAAGACAGCGCTCTGATTCAATCCGGCCGAATGATCGCCAGCCAGATCGACTACGCCGTCACCCACGGCACCGGCATCGAAGTCACCAAAGCCCTCTACCTCATGCCGCACTTGATGAACGTGCTACGGGAGCTCGGAGCCACGCCGGACGCTCGCGGCTCCATCGCCAACGCGATCCAGGATGCGAAGCCGAAGCAGGTGTCCGACGAATTCGAGGAATACCTGGCGAAGATGACCTAGGAG